CGGTCACAAGTTCCCGCGCGGCATCTACAAGGAAATCGACCTCGGCGGCGGGCGCAAGCAGCTCGTGCCGCTGATCATCTTCCCCAACAAGGCCGCTCGCTATAAACCGCGTTTCGACTTCCAGCGCCTCGGCGAAACCATCGCCCGCCGCGAATTCGACGCACTCTTCGCCGCCGCGCTCAAAAACGCGCTGGCCACCGCCAGATGACCACCGAAACCCGCGCCGCCTTCGCCCGCCGCCTGGGCTTCGACCGCAGCCGCATCACGCAGCTTGCCGGGCAGGGGCGCGTCGTGCTGACCGCCGACGGCAAGCTGATCGAAGTCGAAGCCAGCCTGGCGCGCATGGCCGAAACCGCCGACCCCGGCCGCATGGATGTCGTCGAACGCCACGCCGCCGAGCGCGCCGGCAAGGGCCGGGCGCCCGCTGCCGCGCCGCTGCCGGCGCCGGAACTCTCGGGCGACGGCCTCGGCCTTGACCCATCCGGCCGCGCCCGCGCCAAGGCGCTGCGCATGCACTTTGAGAACAGCACGCTCAAACTCGAAATGGGCCTGCGCCGTGGCCTGCGCTACGAACGCGCTGCGGTGCGCCGCGAAGCCGGCAGCCTCGGCGCCATGCTGCGCGCCGGCATCGAGCGCGTCATCGACCAGACCGCCCCGCGCCTCGCCGCCGCCGGCAACGACCTGGAGCGCCGACTGATCATCGACAAGGAAATCCGCCGCCTGCGCTGGATGATGAAGCGAGAAATGCCACGGGCGCTGCGGCGGATGAAGTCTGAACCCGGCAAGGCAAGGGGTGGCGAATGAAGCACTTGACCGTCGCGCGCCACTGGGCGCACAATCCCGCCGTCGCTGAAACAACAGCGACCGGGTTTGACAGCCCGAGTGGAGCGGCGATGAGCCGCACAGCGTTTGCAATGCGGCTTTTTTGTCGCCTTGGTGCGCCCATTTATGGGCGGTCCGGGCGGGGGAGCCGCAAGGCTCGCCGGTGCTCCACCGGTCTGTCAACCCCGTTCGGCGCCGCCCACCCGTTTGACAGCGGGCTGGCGGTTCATAACCGCAACTGGAGCAACACCATGACAAACACCACCCAAGGCGCGATTGCGCCGAAAACAACCGCCAATCACGCCTTCGAAACAGCCGGAAGCGCTGGTGAACTGCTGTTCACGGTCAATGACGGCATCCCGCTGGTCGACGCGCTGGAAAGCGCCGCCTGCTACCTGTCGGCGGCCGTCAGTGCGACCGCCTCGGCGGCCATGCACGCCGAAGGCGGCGGCGATGAAACCCTGTGGGGCGCGCACTACCTGTGCAAGCTGGCGCGCGCCGTGCTCGATTCGACCGTCAAGGCCGCCTATGCCGCCGAACGGGGAGAGCAATCATGAGCGAACTCGTCCTGCTGCACCATAACGAACCGATGACGACCTCGCTGGCGATTGCCGACGGGACGGAAAACACGCACGAGTCGGTGATTAAGTTGGTGAGAAAGTACGTCGAAGACCTTCAAGAGTTCGGACCTTTCGGATTTGAAATCCAGAAGTCGGGCGGAAGGCCGACAGAAGTGGCATACCTCAACGAACCGCAGGCCACCCTGCTGATCACCTACCTGCGCAACTCGGAAACCGTCCGCCGTTTCAAGATTGCCCTGGTCAAAGCCTTCTACGAACTCCGCGACCGCCTGCGCGGCGACCCCGGCCCGCAGTTCCTCACCGGCAATCTGGCGCACGGCGCCGACCTCGCCGTCGCCGCCGATCGCACCTTCCGCAGTTTCATGCGCGCCGGGCGCTCTGCCGGCATGGCGCTGCCCGCCGCGTTGCGCGTCGCCAACCAGCAGACGCTGGCGCGCACCGGCATGGATATGCTGGCCGAACTTGGCGTCGACCCCGATGCTGTCCCACTGCGCCCAGCCCCGGAAGTCGATGCGCTGCCCGATCCGATGACCGAGGCGCTCGAACGCTGGGCCGAGCAGGCGCCGGCCGATGGCGTCTACCGGATGGCCGACATCCTGCGCGAAGCCTGCGGCATCGATCCCGCCAGCAAGCGTTTCGAGCAGCAGTCGCCGACCGCCGGCCGGGTCTTGCGTCGGCTCGGCTGGCGCCAACTGCATGCGCGGCAACCGGGACTCGGCCCGCGCCGGCTGTGGGCAAAACACTGATGCGCCAATGACTGCCAACCTCGCCGACCTCCAGACCGAACGCGAGCGCCTGCACGCGGCCGAAGCCAAGACCGCCTTTGAAGCGGCGCTGGCGGAAACCTGCGACGCCAAGGACATGCTCGCCGCCGGCCAGGCGGTGCGGCGCCTGATCCTCGGCGCGCTGGATGCGGCGGCGGTGGATTTCGTCTCGGCGATTGCCGGCGAGCGCGACGAAACGCGCGTGCATTACCTGCTGTCCGAAGCGGCGCACCAGCTCGCTACCGGGTTGGGCGAACGGGTGGCGCAGGCGACGCCGACCCTGCCGGAACTCGGCGACCGCTTCCGCCGGGGCGTCAAGCCGCGCGACCTGATCACCGTGTCGGAATGGGCCGACCGTCACCGCGAGCTGCGCAGCGGCACCAACGCGCCGGGGCCGTGGCATACCGACCTGACGCCCTATCTGCGCGAGATCATGGATGCGCTGTCCGAACACAGCAGCGTGCGCCAGGTGACGTTCATCAAGTCCTCCGGCGTCGGCGGCACCGAGGCCATGTTCAACTGGATCGGCTACCTGATGCACCACCTCGGCAATAAGGATCTGCTGTGCGTGATGCCGACGCTGGAACTGCGCGACCGCTCGTTCAATCCCCGGTTGTCGAAGATGATCGACGAATCGGCGGTGCTGGCCGGGCTGGTTAGCAACTCCTCCCGCAACAAGGCGAATCGCGGCGACCTGCTGGAATACGGCGCCCGCTCGCGGATCATCAAGGCCGGCGCCAATTCGCCGGATTCGCTGCGCTCCGACCATCTGCCCTACGTCATCTGCGACGAGGTCGACGCCTTTCCGTGGGATGTCGGCGGCGAGGGCGACCCGATGACGCTGATCGAAAACCGCCAGCGCACCTTCACCCGCGCCAAGACCTATCTGGTCAGCACGCCGACCAAGGAAGGGCAGTCGCGCATCAGCCAGCAATACGCGCGCAGCGACATGCGCCGCTATTGGGTGCCGTGCCCGCACTGCGGCGAAATGCAGCCGCTGGAATTCGGCGGCAAGGACGCGCCCTTCGGCCTCAAGTTCAAGCGCGCGCCGCGCGAAGAAGGTCAGGAAGGCCCGGACATCGTCGCCAGCGCCTGGTATCTGTGCCGCGAATGCGCCGCCGAAATCCCCGAATCGGCCAAGACCGAGATGCTGGCCAAGGGCCGCTGGATCGCCGAACGCCCGCACATCAAGCACCACCGGGGCTACCACATCAACGCGCTGTACGCGCCGGTCGGCCTCGGCCTGTCCTGGGTCAAGGTCGCGCAGAAGTGGCTCGACTGCCAGGGCGACAGCGCCGAACTCAAAGCCTTCTGGAATACCTACCTCGGCGAAGTGTTCAGCGAGAAGGGCGACAACATCGACAACATCAGCCTGATTACCCGGCTGGAAGTCTATCCCGCCGCGCTGCCCGTCGTTTTCCGCAGCGCCGGGGTCGACGTGCAAAAAGACCGCCTCGAAATCACCGTCGTCGATTGGGGGCAGGGCGAGGAAGGCTGGCTGCACGACCACATCATTCTGCCCGGCGACACCGCGCAGCCGGCAGTGTGGGAAGAACTGCACGACACCCTGGTCGATCTCGGCGTCCGCTGCGCCGCTGTCGACTCAGGATACAACGCAACGCAGGTCTATGCCTTCGTGCAGAATCGCCGCTGGTGTCACGCCACCAAGGGTGTCACCGGCATGGCCAGGCCGCTGGTCGAAGACGACAAAAAACGCAAGCAGCGCCTGCGCGTCAAGCGCAAGCGCGGAATCCCCATCGAGCCGGTCGGTGTCGACGGCGGCAAGGGGCTGCTCTATTCGCGCCTGAAAATGACCGCGCCCGGCCCCGGCTATATCCATTTTCCGCAGGAACCGGCCTTCGACGACGAATATTTTGCCCAGCTCGCCGCCGAAAAGCTGGTGACCCGCTTCAAGGGCCACCGCCCGCACAGCGAATGGGTGCAGACCCGCCCGCGCAACGAAGCGCTCGATTGCCTGCTGCTGGCGCTGGTCGCCGTGCGCCTGTCGGGCGTCGATCTGAAGGCGCCGGTGGTTGCGGTCAACCAAGAAACCAAGCTAAAAAAACCCGCGCTGCCAAAGCGCCGTGTCGTCAGCACCGCCCAACCGAGATATTGACCATGTGCGAATTCGTCGAAGACCTCCGTTCCCGCATTATCGAAGGCCTGACCGGACAGCTTGGCATCAGCCCGGACACCGCCGGCATGCTGGCCGCCGAGCTGGTGGCCGG